CCATATGCGGAAACTGGCCATTGAAGTTTTGAACAAATAATATCCTTCAGCCGGGAATAACGGCGGTTCGACTCCGCCGTGAAGGACTTGCGATGGCCTCACAGTAGGGGGACACGAGATAAGACGCTGGACGCTCAAAGGTGGTTTTTTAACTTTTACACCGCCATCGCTTTTTTATAAGGAGCAAAATAATGGACTACAGACAGCCATTTGAAGGGGACTACCCAATAACACAAAGATACGGTGAAAAGGTGACTAACTCAAAAGGACACACGGGAATTGACTACGGATGCCCGCTGAACACGCCGATCCTGGCGTCCAAAACGGGAACGGTCAAGTTCGCCGGATGGGATAACACGGGTTACGGTTATTGCGTGATCATTCAACACGCAGACGGGAATGCGACGTTATACGCTCATCTGAAGATGGTCGCTGTCAAGGCGGGACAGAAGGTGGAGCGGTCTCAGGTGATCGGTTATTCAGGCACGACGGGCAAAAGCACAGGTCCGCATCTGCATTTTGAAGCCCGGCGCACATGGAACGATTACCGGAGCCATTTCGACCCGATGGAACTGCCGCTGCATTCGAGCATAGAAGCACCGAAAGACAACGCACCTAAACCCGCACCGAAGCCCGCTTTGAAGGGCGCGGATGCTCTGGGGCATGAAGTCGAAGTCGTTGCTCCTGCGGGTGCATGGGGTTGGAACGCAGATTTTTCGCGGAGGCTGACGGCGTTCCCGTGCGGTACAGATCTGTATTTCACAGGCAAGACCACCGAAAGGCTCGGTTATACATACTGCGAGTGCTATCCCGAACCCGTCAAGTATTGGGTCGCGGTGAATGATCATGACACGCAGATATTAGACAATAGGGAGAACTAATGGTTGAGAGTGAAAAAACAGGCATTTTTTATGTGGATCCATCGATGGTTGACATGATTCCGATCAGCGATATAAAGCCTTATAAGCGCAATGCAAAGAAGCACCCGCAGGAACAGATCGAACAGATTATAAACAGCATCAATGCCTTTGGCATGAATGACCCGATTGGCGTATGGGGTAAGGACAATGTCATTGTCGAAGGACACGGGCGTTATCTGGCACTCCGTGAGATGGGTGAAAGCGGTCTTGTTCCGGTCATCCATCTTGACAACCTGACGGACGAACAGCGCAAGGCGTATGCGCTTGCTCATAACAAACTGACCATGAACACAGATTTTGATTCGGATGCGCTTAGTCTGGAAATGGATGAACTGAGCGACTTCTTTGATATGTCTGATTTCGGGTTTGATGCGGAAGAGGAAGAAGAACACGCACCCGCTGAGATCGTGGAAGACGAAATACCGGAATTAGAAGAAGTAGAATCAGTCTGTAAGCGCGGTCAGGTCTGGGTGCTTGGTGCACATCGTCTTATGTGCGGTGATAGCACTAACCGGAGCGATGCCGATAAATTACTGGGGGGGGTAAAAGCTGATATGGTTTTTACAGATCCTCCATACGGTGTTGCAATTGGTGATAAGAATGCGACGCTCAACAGCGTCCAGCCTTCTGGACGCTGTTGTACCAATATTGCAGGCGATACGATGACTGAAGCGGAATTGTATTCTATGCTGAAGGAAGCATTTATTAACGTTCGTGAGCATTGCAAAGACGATGCTTCGTATTATGTCACAAGTCCGCAAGGCGGAAGTCTCGGACTGATGATGATGATGATGAAGGATGCAGGTTTGGAAGTCCGTCATGTGCTGATGTGGGAGAAGAATAGCGCAACATTCTCTCTTGGTAGGTTGGATTATGATTATCAGCATGAGCCTATGTTCTACACATGGACGAAATCGCATCATAATTATCGCAAAGGCGAGAACCGCACGACCGTATGGAAATATGACAAGCCTCGCAAGTGCGACCTTCATCCAACGATGAAACCTGTTGCATTGGTGGCAAACGCGATTCTTGACGGGACGAAGGAAAATGATGTTGTTCTCGACGCTTTCGGCGGTTCCGGAACGACTCTTATTGCATGTGAACAGACCGGAAGACAGTGCCGGATGATGGAACTCGACCCACATTATTGCAATGTAATACTTCAGAGGTGGGAGAATCTGACAGGTCAAAAGGCGGTTTTAGCAGAGGAATAATGGTGCATCCAAATAGCCTTGCAAATCTTCGACCAATCAATTTAAGCCACGATGAAGCTGTGAAAAATGGTAAAAAAGGTGGCGGAAAATCGGTTCTTAAGCGTGCAGAGCGCAAGACTTCCAGGGAGATTGTGGAGATGATCGCATCTATGCCAATTACTGACAGCAAGATCCTTTCTAAATTAGAGCGGGAAGGATTCAAAAAGAAAGACACGAATTATCTGACGGCGTTTTGGTTCTCGTTATATGCAAGGGTGATCAGTAAAGCGGACGTTCCTGCTGCGAAGCTGATTTTAGAGGTGCTTGGCGAAATGCCGGATCAGGAGGACGAATAATGGCTCATTCACCGGAACTGCAAAGGTTTTACGCATCACGCCGATGGCGAGAACTGCGGGAACGTCTGGTTATTGAAAGGCGCGGAATCTGTGATCGGTGCGGGAAGGATTTCTCGGATGATACCTCGAAACTTGTCGCGCATCACAAGGAACATCTGACAGACGAAACGCTGAAAGATCCGAACGTCGCTGTCAATCCTGATAACATTGAGATCCTTTGCGCTAAGTGCCACGCCCTGGAGCACTCAGAACGCGGATTTATCAAACCACGCAAACAGGTCTTTATTGTTTACGGTGCGCCTTGCTCCGGTAAAACGACATACGTTCGGCAGAACATGGAACAGGGTGACCTCGTTGTTGACCTTGACTCAATCTATGAATGCATCGGGTTTTCAGAAAGATACACCCATGCCGAAACGCTGACACCGACTGCTTTCGCGGTACGTGACTTCCTTTATGACCAGATCCGCATCCGGTCGGGTAAGTGGCAGACGGCCTGGGTGATCGCCGGGTTGCCCCGAAAAGATGAACGGGAACGGCTGGCTGCCCGGCTCGGCGCGTCGCTGATCCTGGTGGAAGCCACCCGTGAGGAGTGTGTGCATAGGTTGATGGTATCTGGTGATAGTAGGGATTACAAGTGGGAAGAATTTATTAATCAATGGTTCAAAGATTTCAACCCGTGAAAAACGTGACTGAAAAGGCAGATACACCCACCCAGACGGGCAGAAAAGGGGAAACTCCCCCCGGGTCACCCATCGCGCCATGACCCCACGCTAACTGTCGTCACGGGGGTATGCTTCATACACACCAAAATTTTGACTTTTTTCAAAATTGCTTTTTCCCCGTTTTCGCTTGTTTTCGGCGGTTTTTCTCCTGTTTTACCGCAATAACGTCACAGATTGTACTTTCTGGCAAAATAACGCAAATTATGGTATAATATAGGCGAGGTTGAAAGACACCGCTATTGCGTAAGGCAGTTGCGGTGTCTTTTTTTTGTTAACGCTATGGAACTGGAACACTTTACCAAATTATTCGCAAATGCTGATGAGACCAAGCAGAAAGTCATGGCGGGTCTTATCGAAGAAGCGTTTGACTGCAAGACGGAGATCATTGAACTGAAGAAGGTGATCAGAGACATGAAAGAAAAAGGCGCGAAGTTCTCTGCCATAGCGAAAAGGGAAAAGCTGTTGATCCAGAAGCGGGCGTCCTACACCAATATGATGAGCCGCATCTGCAAAGAACTCTGCTCCGTGAGTGACAGCGAGAATTTCGACGACTTAGAGGACTACGAATAATGGCAAGGATCGAGATCAAAACCATTCCGGCGACCGCAGAACTTGTTGAGCGGGCTATTGAGGAAAAAAAGGCTGAAGAAAAGACCGTGAAGAAGGTCACGAAGAAAAAGAGCGTCAAAAAGGAAGAATAATGTCTTACTTTGCCGAGTATCTCAGCGAAATCAGAAACGGGAAGATCATCGTCGGGCGCGAACTGATGACCGAATTGGAACAGTTAGAAGCCGATATGCATGACTCCCGTTTTCGCTATGATACGGCAGACGCTGAGAAGCGTATCAATTTCATCGAACGGGAGTGTAAGCATTACGAAGCACCTTGGGCGGGGAAACCGTTCATATTGCTTTTATGGGAAAAGGCATTTATTGAGGTTATTTACTCCTTCAAAGTCTATGACGAAGACCTCGGCAGATGGATCAGGCGTTTTAGGGAAGTGACGTTGTTATGCGGTCGGAAAGCAGGAAAAACGCCTCTGACAGCCTCGATAGCCCTCGCAGAGTTTTACTGCGGAGAAATGGGCACCCGCATCATGTGTTCGTCTAACGACTATGACCAGGCAAGCCTGATGTTTGACGGGATCAATGCCATGCGCGAAGAGTCGCCGAAATTGGCGCGAACGTCACGGAAGAACATCAAAGGCATCTTCATGGGCAACCCGAAACAGAAGAACGCTCGCGGAAAATTCAGCTATCAGAACAAGGGATTGATTCGCAAGATGTCGAGCAAGACGGGCGCGAAAGAGGGCAGGAATCTGAAGATCGTTATTGCCGATGAAGTGCACGAGATGAAGGACAACACGCTCATCGAACCGCTGAAACAGGCGGTTTCCACGCAGGACGATCCCTTATTTATCGAGATTAGTACGGAAGGATTCTTGACTGACGGATACCTTGCCCAACGTCTGGATCAGGCGCGGAAGGTGCTTCGCGGTGAAGCTGAAAATGATCGGTGGCTGATCTGGCTTTATACGCAGGACAGCGAAGAAGAAGTCTGGCAAGATGAAAACAGTTGGTACAAAAGTAACCCGTCTCTCGGTGTAGTCAAGAAATTCTCATACCTTCGGGAGCGGTTGGAAGAAGCGCGGCAACAGCCGTCTTCTCGTGCGTTTATCCTTGCAAAAGATTTCAACATCAAACAGAATGCGACCGTGGCTTGGTTGAGCCTTGAACAGATCAAAGACAGCGGTTCGTTTACTCTGGATCAGTTTCGTGGTCTGCCTTTTATCGGCGGGTGCGACTTTGCCGAAACCACCGACCTCTGCGCTGCCGTCGTTATGATCAAAGTGCCGGATACAGACATAACTTATCTTTATCCGCATTATTGGATCCCCGAAGCGAAAGCAGATATCCGTCTGATCGACGGGGATAATGCTCTGAACCCTGAAAAAAAGGACTACAGAGAATGGGCAAGAATGGGATACGTCACAATCTGCCCCGGTGCTGAAGTCTATGTTGCGAATGTTGCGGATTGGTTTTACAGCCTTTACCAGGACTATAAGATCATCCCTTATAAAGTCGGTTACGATAACCGCTTCGCCTTGGAATTCCGCAAGCGTTTTGAGGATCTGATCGGCTCCGGCATTGCCGAGCAAGTATTGCAGACGCCGATCAGTCTCTCAGAACCAATGCGGGCAATGGAAGCTGAGCTTACTGCACATAACGTGTGCTATAACCAGAATCCTGTTTTCCGGTGGAACCTGGAGAACATTTCTGTGGAAACAGACAAGAACGGGTATATCAAGCCCAAAAAGAACTTCGGCAACCCGCGAAACAGAATTGACGGCGGGGCAGCTGCCTTAAATTGTTACGCAATGCTTCAGCGTAACCGAACGGAATTTATGGAAACGGTGCGGATCATGAACCAGAGCCGTCAACCGGAAGGAGTGGCAGCCTAATGGGTTTAGCTCAATGGATCAATGACTTGCTGAAAGGCAAGACCAAAGAAGACAGTTCCCAGAACTGGATCTTGTCACCCTATACCTTTGAGGGGATCGGGTGGAAGGTCGGGGAAGATGGATGGGTCTATCCTGCGGAAAACATCTATAACAGTGACGCGATCAATAACCCGATAGACCGCATTGCAAAAGAAGTCAGTAAAGTAAAGATCAAATCAATCGTTGAAAAAGAAGGTAAGGTCACGATTCAAGACGATGACATTTCCCGCCTGTTCCGGTTTCACCCGAACCCGTTACAAACGACTGCGGATTTTATGAACTGTCTTGTCTGGATGGTCATGAAATATAACAACGCTTTTGTCTATCCGCAGTTTACATGGGTAACGGACAGCCTTGGACAGAGACACAAACGTTTTGAAGCGTTCTGGATATTAAAACCGATTGAATTTGAAGTCGGCACGGATGCAAGCGGAAACGTCTGGGAAATCAAATTTATCCTTTCTGACGGTGGCGAATACATCTTGCCTTATTCGGACATTATCCATCTGAAATGGCGACGGGGAACGAACCTTTTCAAAGGTGGCGGTGATGATTTCGGGTATCCGCAGATTCAGGACGTTGCAAACAGCGTGAATGCAATGAACGCAACGCTCGAAGGACTGCCGAAGGCTATCGCGTCATCGTTACAGGTAAAGGGTGTATACAACGCCAAAACCGTGATGGATTCAGCACGGATGTCTGAACAGCAGAAGAACTTTGAACAGCATATCATAAACAGCAAAATGGGCATGGTCGTTACGGATCTGGCGGGTGAATTTACCCCGGTCAACATGACGCAGCCTATTATCGGAGAAGGTTTGGTCAAGTTCATGAAAAACGGCATTATTCAGCGTTATGGCGTTTCTGAGGAAGTGCTGAACGGTGATTTTACTGCGGATCAGTATGATGCTTTCTTCAAGTCCTGCGTTGAACCGTTTATGACTGATTTCGAGCAGGAAATGTCCGAAAAATGCTTCACCAAACGGGAGAAAGAAATCGGGCATAAGATTCGCGGTTATTTCAACACTCTGCGCCTGATGTCAGTCGCACAGAAGCAGGAAATGGCAAAGATTGCATTCAACACGGCTTTGATGGACATCAATGGTATTTTGGATATGTTTGGCCTTGATCCGATTGAAGGCGGTGAACGTCGCTTGCAGTCGCTCAATTATGTGAACGCAAACACAATTGACCAATATCAGGCTGACAGAGTCGGAAGTAACACAACAGAACCGACAGACAGCACGGCAATGAGCACAGGAGAAGGCGGTAAGAATGAAAATTGATAAAGACAGGATCGAACGCAGAACCATGAAAGTGACCGCCCCGGATGTTGAAGAACGGGCGGAGATGAGCACAGAACAGCCGATGATCGTCGAGGGTTATGCAGTCGTTTATGACCAACCACAGACGTATGAATTCGGCGATGAGACATACACGGAGACCATCACCAGGGGCGCACTTGACGGTGCTGATATGCGCCGGACTGTTATGAGATATAACCATAACGACAGCATCTTCGCCCTGGCGAGAACAAAAAACGGATCTCTCCAGATGATGTCAGACGACTATGGGCTGAAGATCCGTGCCGAACTGATCGATACCCAAAGCAACCGGGACGTCTATAAAATGATCCGCTCCGGCCTGATCGATGAAATGTCCTTTGCTTTTACAGTTGCGAAAGGCGGGGACACCTGGACTTATAGCGATGACTATAAGACGGTCACCAGGAACATCAATGCAATTGACACCGTTTATGATGTTTCTGCCGTTGACACAGGGTTTTACGAAAACACCAGCATTTACGCGAGAGCTTTTGACAGCGTGGACGCGCTGAAAGCGGAAGCCGAGCAGCGGAAGCTGGAGTTAGAGAAAGCGCGGGCTATTGCCCTGGCGCAGTTGTAAAAAACAATAAAATAGCCTTTCTCCCGGTTTGATATGGACGTATCGCCGGAACATTGGACGATGCGGAAAAGGCACAGGAGAAAGTAAAAATGAAGGATAAGCTCCAGAAAATGCTTTCCGGCAAGAATGAACGGAAAGCAGAACTCGTGAAAAACATTGAAGCGTCCGAGTCCATTGACGACATCAAACGCTACTCTGCTGAACTGGATAAGCTGAACGGCGAGATCCGCGACATCGAGGGTATGCTGAGTGATCTGCCTACCGACGAAGAAGCGCGAACCGCTGCCGTGAATGCTTCGATCCCGTCCGTTGTAAAAACCGAAGCTGAAGGAGAGCGCAAAGCCCCGGCCGAAGTCAAGACCGATGAAAAGTATTACCGCTCTCTCGGCGAACAGCTCATCGATGTCAAGAAAGCCGCTATGGGTTACGGCGTGACTCCCGCACTTGAAAAGTCACAGCGCAGCATCCTGGGCATGAACACCCAGGTCGGTTCTGAAGGCGGTTATGCCATCCAGGTGGACTTTGCGAACCGCATCATGGATTCCGTGATCGAACAGTCAGAGATCCTGAACCGCATCGAACGCTATCAGGTTTCTGCTAACGCCAATGAAGTCTATGTCAGCATGGTCAACGAGACCACGACCGCCAATGTTTTCGGTGGCGTCCAGGCTTATGTTGTCGAAGAGGGCGCACAGATCCCCAACACTAAACCGGCTCTGAAACAGATCCGTCTCCCGCTGAAGAAGATCGCCGCCCTGGCTTATGTCACCGATGAACAGCTTCGCGATGCCCAGTTTACCGGTGCGCTTCTGGAACGGGCTTTCGCTCTTGCTATTGCCCGTCTCCGCGAAAAGATGATCATCGAAAACGTCATCAATAACCCCGGCACGACCGTCATCGCGAAAGAAAGCGGTCAGTCTGCTGACACCGTCGTTGGTAAGAACTTTTTGAAGATGCGGAACGCTCTGCTGTCCACATCCCGCAGGAATGCCATCTGGACGATGCACCCGGATGTTGCTGCCGAACTCCCTGAGATGTATCTGTCTGGCGCACATACCGATAAATTCATCTATATGCCGGAAAATGGTATCTCCGTTGCCGGTTATGATCGCCTGTTTGGTCGCGAGATCATTGAAAGTGACTACTGCAGCGCACTCGGTGACAAGGGCGACGTCCTTTACTGGAATCCGATGGAATACCTTGAGATCTTCAAGGGCGGCGTCGAAACTGCTGCTTCTATCCATGTCGCTTTTGATACCGCACAGCAGGCCTTCCGTGCCATCAGCTACGCCAATGGTATGTGCAAATACGACCAGGGTATCACCCTCGTCAACAGCTCAATCGCCCGTGCGTCCTACGTGACCCTGGCTGATCGCGCATAAAGGTAGGTGAGTAATGAGTAACCTTATTCATGAAGCTATTGAGATCGTCCCGGTCATCGCCCCCGTGGCGCAAACCGCTGCCGGAAACACGACCGGCGCGTACCTGGCTTGCCCGCCGGAATACGGCGCTGTTGACTTTGTCGTTCGTTCCGGCGCTCTGGCTGCCGGCAAAAAGGTCACCGTTGAAGTCTTCCAGGCTTCCGACACCGCAGGCACAGGAGCTGCCGAGATCACTTCATACGAAACGGTCTTTACCGCTCCGACCGGCGGCGCGACTGACAACACCATTGTCATCAGCGTCCTGGGCGCAGATGTCGAAAAGGGGTTCGCGACTGTGAAGGTCACCAATGACGCGGCTTCTGCTGTGCCGGTTGACGCTTTCGCGATGATCCGAAAAATGCATTGCAAATAAAAGGTGGTGGTAGATGGCTATCCTGACTGACGTAAAGCAAGCCCTCGGCGTCTTTTACTCCGAGGAGAATAAGGACGCCGAAATAAACGGCATCATTGCCGGAGCAAAGGCTTTTCTGATCAGCGCAGGATGGCCATCATCTGATCTTGCTGATGACGCAGAAACCGACATGGCGAAACAGGCGATCATCATCTATGCAAAGATGGCTGTCAACACCGACCCGACGGAGATGCGGATGAACCCTGTGCTTGTTGCCATGATAGCACAAGCACGGGCTGTGCCGACTGTTGAAGAAGATCAGGACACGGAGCAGGGCGGAGAAGGAGCATGAAGATCCGGGCGCGGTTTACCACCGCTGTCAGCTTTTGGGAGAAGGTGACCGCTTACGGTCCCGGTCAGGGCAATAACACGAGTTGGACACTTTACACCGAAGGCACAATGACCGTTTTTCCTTGCGAATGGCGTAACAAGATCCTCGCGGGGAAGAACCAAAACGAAACCTTTGACGGCAATGCTGAAGGGTCTTTGGAACGGGCGACGGTTCGGATGCCCTTTATCCCGGCTCTATACGAGAAACTGCGCTCTGGTGCAATGATTGCGATAAAGGGCGGGAACACCGAAACCGACATCGAACCGGATCTGACCTCGGCAAATACCTATGAGGTCTTCGGGACGGTGGATAACCTTCTTGAGGAATGCCAATATATGGAGTTTCAGCTTGCCAGATACGAGGCGAAATAATGCAGGATATTCTGAACCTTGTCCAACAAACCCTTGACGCTCTGCTTGTTACAGAAAACAGCGCGGTCTTCTCATTCTGGGGACGGCGGGCTGAAGTCAATGCCGATCCGCAAGCGCAGGAGTACGTTATTTATACGTTCTCTTCTGACAATGCGGAAGTATCTGCCGACGGAAACCTGATGATCAGAACCGCGACTGTTGCCTTGCAGTATTACGTCAAATATTCTGTAGCCCGAACATATGCAGGACGGCAGACCGCAACAGAACGCATGGACTCTATCATGGAAGCCATGCGTTCAGCGGGGTTCGGATGTTCCGCAGGATGGTCGGAAATCGGGGACGTTGATGACGTTGGTTTTGCGACGTTTCGCTCTTACTATGAGATACCGCATTTTATGGAAGGTGAGTGATGGCAAGACGGGTTAGCACGAAACTATCGGGGCTGCATGAAGCTATAAACGAAGCCATAGAAGCGTATGGGGAGCAGATCCTTGACAGCGTTTCGGAAAGCATCGAACAGGGCGCGAACCTGTTTATTGCCGAAGCGGTAAAGGTATCGCCAGAAGACAAAACCCATCGCGGAAGCCATTATAAGGACTGTTGGGCAATTGCGCCGACGAAATATACAAAATACCGCCGATATGTCGGCAATACAAAGAAAGTGTCGGGGAAAAACGATTCAGCAATACCGCTCATCAATATCCTTGAGTTTTCCACGACGCGGGGGCATCCTCATGTTAATGACGCTGTCAAAAACAGCAAAGATCAAATATAAGATCGGAAGAGC